AGACGCGAAGTCCTATCAGTTTTTGAAAATGGATCGCATACGAGAGCGTGTGGCGGAGCTCAAGCAAGATTCAATGCGCAGGCTACAGCTTGACGCGGATGACATCTTACGTCGTTTAGTGCGTATCGCAGATGCGACCGAACAAGAAGGGGACTATAATGCGGCGATTCGAAGTCTGGAGTTATTAGGTAAACACAAAGCATTGTGGACTGAAAAGACAGTCAATGAAACAACCATTATGAATGCATTTGCATCAGGTAACTCAGAGGAAGATATCCAGCGTGACGTGGAGCGATTAAAGAGAATCGCAACACCCAAACTTAAAGTAGTATCAGGAGACAAAAAGAAATGATTTTAACACCAAGGTTAGAGCTGTACACAGGACAACAAGATGTGGATACTTATTCTCAGATAGTTTTGTGGGGCGGCGTTGCTTACATCACAGACTAATACTCAAGCCACTAAAGAAGATAGAGACGCGGCAACTAGGCTAGCAGTCAAACAAGCACGTGATGACTTACTAGCATTTGTCATGCTGATGAATCCTAGCTTCAATGTGGGACCGCATCACCGTTTGTTATGTGACGAGCTGATGAAACTAGAGGCGGGCGAAACGGATCGACTGATGGTATTCGTATCTCCGCGTTCTTCTAAGTCGCTTATCACCTCAACATACTTCCCAGCATGGGCGCTGGGGCGTAATCCTTACTGGCAAGAGATCGCAGTATCTCACTCAGATGACTTGGCTACCAAGTTTGGTAGAACAATTCGAGACATCATCAACACCACAGCCTACAATACCATCTTCCCAAAGGTACGAATCAAGAAAGATAACCGTGCGGCGAACTCATGGGCGCTAGAAGAGAGCGGGAAAATAGCTGGCAGCTTCTTGGCTGCAGGTTCTGGCTCTGGTATCGCGGGTTTTGGTGCACACTTAGCTGTGATTGATGACCCAATATCAGAACAAGATGCGTTTTCCAAGACAAGACGTGAACAATTAAACGAATGGTACGCTTCAGGTTTACGAACACGACTAATGCCAGGCGGAAAAGTGGTGCTCGTGATGACAAGATGGCACGAAAATGACCTAGCAGGTCACTTGTTAAAGCAACAAGAGGCTTCACCGCTAGCAGATAAGTGGAATGTGGTGCGAATCCCTGCGCTAAACACTGCAGAATCTGCAGAACAACTCACACAAGCCAGGAATGCGTTGATTGAACAAGGATATTTACCAGAAACTTACCCCGAACCCAAGCTTGGTGAGTCTTTCTGGGGGGCACCTGACCGCGAAAATGGATTTTGCTGGACAACAGAGGACATTATCCGCACAAAAAACAACACACCCCCGTTTAAATTTGATGCATTGTACTTACAAAGCCCATCATCAGAGACAGGTGGCATCATTCAGGTAGATTACTGGCAAGATTGGAGCAGTGAAGACCCGCCTGAGTGCGATTTCATCATTCAATCCTGGGATACAGCGTTTTCCACCCGTACAACTGCAGACTATTCTGTGGTTACCACGTGGGGAATCTTTAAGAAAGACGATTTAAGTATGGCAAACATGGTATTGCTAGGAATGGAGAAAGGTCGCTGGGATTTTCCTACGCTCAGACAGAAAGCAGTGGACAAATACATGAAGCACAGACCAGATTCCATCGTGATTGAGAAAAAAGCTTCAGGTCAATCTTTGATTCAAGACCTAAGACTAGCAGGTTTACCTATTCAAGAGTATCAACCTGACCGAGACAAAGTATCTAGAGCATATGCTATCAGTTCTTTGTTTCACAACGCAAGAATCTACGCACCACTAGACAAAGTGTGGGCAAAAGAAACTATTGAAGAGTGTCGCCAGTTCCCATCTGGACCTCATGACGATATTGTGGACTCCGTTACGCAGGCAGTTCTCTACGTTCGTAATGGTGGCTATCTTGAACATAGTGATAATTCATGGCTTGACTTAGACGAGTCATCAGTGTATAATAGAAAACGCAGACGTTATTATTAAGGATTGATTTATGGCAGTAGAAAAAAATTTTGACATTCCAGAGGGAGAAGAACTAACTCTCTTTGAAGAATTACCAGAAACTCCAGAGCAAGATACAGATGTAATGGTGACACCAGACGGTGGCGCGGAAATTACATTGGAAGACAAAGCGATGATGGAGGAAGCAGAGGCAATGGGTCTCTTTGACGAAATGGAGATGAGCCCAGATGCAATGCAACACGACGCGAACCTCGTAGATTTTATAGATAAAAAAGAACTCGACGCGATTGCGAATGAGTTACAAGATTCTTTTGAACGTGATAAACAATCACGTGATGAATATGATACAATTGCTGAAGAGGGTGTAGACCTTCTTGGTTTTAAAGCAGAAGAAAGTGATGAGCCATTCCCAGGTGCCTGCGCATCTTCTCATCCTGTTCTATCTCAAGCAGTTGTAAAGTTCCAAGCAAAAGCATACAAAGAATTATTTCCCACTGAAGGTCCAGTGCGTACACGAATTGTTGGTTTACAAACTCAACAAAAAATGGAACAGGCAAATCGTGTGCGTCACTTTATGAATTACCAAACACAAATTCAAATGCCTGAGTACGGTCCTGAGTTAGACCGTTTATTATTCTATGTGGCATTGTATGGTTCTGCATTTAAGAAAACATATTGGGATACGGCATTACAAAGACCACGTACTGAATATGTTAAAGCACAAGATTTTTATATTGACTACTATGCATCTGATTTAGAAACAGCAGAAAGATTTACACACAAGTATTCTATGTCTATGAATCAAATCAAAAAGTTTCAGATGGCTGGAACATTTGCAGATATAGATGTCAATGAAAGTTATTTAGACGAATCATCAGCACAAGAAGCATCAGATGAAATTCTAGGTGTCACAAAACCTTATGGTGATACAGACCGTGTAGAAATTTTAGAGATGCACGTCAACTTAGACTTACCAGGTTTTGAAGATCCCGATGGATTAAAACTTCCTTACATTGTTCACATGACAGACGAAGGAAAGATTCTTGCTATCAGAAGAAACTGGAATGCTGAAGATTTCAAAAAAGAAAAGAAATTATACTTCACCCATTACTACATGATTCCTGGTTTAGGTTTCTATGGTTATGGATACTTACACTTGATTGGAGGCTTAACCAAAACCGCAACATCATCTATGAGACAATTAGTAGATGCAGGTACATTTGCAAATTTACCTGGCGGATTCAAAGCACACGGACTACGAGTGTTGGCACCAGATGAACCAATCGCACCTGGTGAGTGGAGAGAAGTTAATAGTCCTGCGGGTGACTTAGGTAAATCATTACAACCTTTACCATTCAAAGAACCTTCAGGAACTTTATTTAATTTAATGCAGTATGTTGTTAATGCTGCAAAAGAGTTTGCTGACTCGGCTGACAACATAGTAGATCAAGCATCTAACTATGGACCTGTTGGCACAACCATGGCTTTGCTTGAGCAAAGTTCTAAGTTGTTCAGCGCTGTGCACAAGCGTCTGCATAACGCCCAATCCAAAGACCTGCGAATCTTAGCGAGATTAGATTTTGAGTATCTTCCTGATCTGTACCCGTATGAGGTCGCAGGTGGTGCACAGCAAGTTTTCAAAAATGATTTCAATTTAAAATCAATTGACGTACTTCCTGTCTCCGATCCCAACATGCCAACTGAGGCACACCGTATTGCAAAGATTAATGCGATTATGCAGATTGCACAACAGAATCCTAATGCATACAACATGGAACAGATTGGAATGGAACTGTTTGCCGCGATGGGTATTGATGAGCCTCAAAGATATTTGAAGCAACAACAGCAACCGATCTCTGCTGATCCTGTAACTGAAAACATGGCAGCAATGAAAGGTGCCCCCATCCGACCAAGACCAGATCAAAACCATGACGCTCATATTGTAGCGCATGCTTCGATGATGCAGAATCCTGCATACAAAGAAAATGTGGTAATGGTTCAAACACTGGCTTCTCACATTCAAGATCACTTGGCAATGAAGTACAGAAACGAAGTAGCACAAATGATTGGTGACCCGCAGATCGTACAAGCGATGATGTCTGGTCAACCGCTTCCGCCTGAAGTAGAAAATCAAATTGCATTGCTAACTGCAAATGCTTCGGATTCTATTATGAAGTTAGATGAAGAGAAACAAAAGATTATGTCTGGTGAAAAGAAAGATACAGCAGAGCAACAGATTCAATTACAGCGTGATGATTTAGAATTACGTAGAGCACGACTAGCATTAGACGCGAAAAAGCATCAAGACGAAATGTCACTGGAAGAAGCGAAAGTGATGATTAATGATGAGAACACAGACCTAGAGCGTGAACGTAAGATGGCAAAAGATGCTATGGATATGGCGAAGCAAGGAATCCAAGATGCAAAGATTATGATTAAACGGGAGGAATTATAATATGGTATTTGCTATAGCGGGTGGTGGTCAATTAGGAGTAGCTAATTATCAAATTGACAATTCTGTCATGTTTAGTGCTACCGACACTGCGTATATGTCCAGAACACCTAGTAGCACTGGTAATAGACAAAAATTTACATGGAGTGGATGGTTAAAGTTAGGAACTAAACTTACAACTGAAAACAAAGTTTTTGGGGCAGCAGATACTTCAAATCCAACATATATTCAATTTACGGACAACACTACTTCTGCTTTAACAGTAGCTAAATGGACTGGCAGTTCTCATGCTTTCCGATTAACAACAACAAGACTTTTTAGAGATACCGCTGCTTGGTATCATATTGTCATTGCTTTCGATACTACCCAAGCTACTGCTTCTAATAGAATAAAAATATACGTTAATGGTGAACAAGTAACAGATTTTGGTACAGCTAGTTATCCATCACAAAATTACAGCACTGATATAAATCACACTGAACCTCATTATTTAGGTTTAACAAGTAACAATACAAGTAATCCTTTTGATGGTTACATGGCTGAAGTTCAACTTATTGATGGTCAACAATTAGACGCAAGTTCATTTGGCGAAACTGATGCAGATAGTGGAATTTGGAAACCGATTGCTTACACAGGTTCTTATGGAACAAATGGTTTTTATTTAGATTTTGGAAATAGTGGAAGTTTAGGTGCTGACCAATCAGGTAATGGCAATAGCTTTACCACTACTAATTTTGCATCTACTGACCAAACTCCCGATACTCCTACTAATCACTTTTGTACTTGGAATTACAGAGGAGATACCGCAAGTCATGGAAACTTTATTCATGGAATGTTGCAATACAGTGGACAAAACACTAATGCTATTTGGCAAGGATCTCATGGATTTAGATCAGGCAAATGGTATTGGGAACATAAAAACGGAAGTGGTAGTGGATACCCTAGTATTGGAATCCTTTCTGACAAACATCATGGAGAGTTATCACAAACATTTTTTGCATGGAGAGTTTGGTTACAAACAGGAAATATATATAACGAGGCTGGATCTGTAGGTAGTCTAGGTGCGTTCAGCAATACTGATATTTTAATGGTAGCTGTTGATGCAGATAATGGCAAAGTGTGGTTTGGTAAAAATGGCTCTTGGTGGAATAGTGGTAACCCAGCTAGTGGCACAACTCCAGCGTATAGCAACTTACCAACAAGTGGATTTCAACACATAACACCAGCTTTACAACAATACAGATCAGGTAGTACCAACTTTGGTTATCCGCCTCCAGGTTTTTCTATCGCTAGTGGAAACAGTGATGCTAATGGCTATGGTAACTTTGAGTATGCACCCCCTAGTGGTTTCTATGCCTTATGTTCTGCTAACTTAGCTGAGTTTGCAACTCCCGATATTGATAAACCGACAGATTATTTTAATACTGTTTTATATAGTGGCAACGCTGGTACAAATCGTTCCATAACAGGAATGGGCTTTCAACCAGATTTTCTTTGGCACAAAGAGAGAAGTTCAATTCGTAATTATTCTTTAGTAAATAGTAGCACAGGAACAAATGCAAGTTTACAAAGCAATAGTGCAGCAGCTGAATCAACCATGCCTTCTTTTGTTAGTTTTGATAGTGACGGATTTACAGTCACTCAAAATGGATCAACAAATCCAAACTGGAATGAATCTGGAGTCACAAAAGTTGTATGGGGTTGGAAAATCAATGGTGGTTCAACCTCCACTAATACCAACGGAACAATTAGCACAACTGTTCAGGCTAATCAAGATTTAGGTATAAGTATATTAACTTACACAGGAACTCAAGCAAATGCCACTATAGGTCATGGTTTAAGCAAAGCTCCAGAAGTGATGATTGCAAAAATTAGAAATGAAGGAACTTATGGTTGGGGTGGAAACTGGTGGACTTTTAGGAATACAGGACAATTTCAAATAAACACTCAAAGTTCCTACTATGAAAATGCAGTCTATTGGCAAAACACAGATCCTAGTAATACAGTAATTACAATGGGTGGACAAGTTGAAGCAAATAGGTCTGGTAAAAACATGATTGCTTGGTGCTTTCACTCTGTAGAAGGATTTTCTAAAATGGGTGTTTACAAAGGTAATGGAAATAATTTAGGAAAATTTGTTTATACTGGTTTTAAACCAGCTTTTGTCTTTTTAAAAAGAGCTACCAATACTTCTAACTTTGTTCTTTGGGATGGAGTAAGAAACACTTACAATCAAGGTAATTTTCAATTATTTTCTAACAGTAGTGAAGCAGAAGATAACACAGGTGCTTTCGATTTCTTATCAAATGGATTTAGATTAAGAAATACTAATGCTACTTGGAACGCAAATGGTGACGAATATGTTTATATGGCATTTGCCGAAAATCCTATTGTTTCGTCTACAGGCGTTGTTGGTGGAGCCCGATAGGAGGGGGCACGCATGAGTGATTCAAGATTAAAACGAGCAGGAGTTTCAGGGTTCAACAAACCTAAGCGTACTCCTAGTCACCCAAAGAAGTCTCACATTGTTGTGGCGAAAGAGGGCGACAAAATTAAAACAATTAGATTCGGTCAACAAGGCAAGAAAGTGGGCACATTGTCTGGCACAGCGGGGGCACCTAAGGCGGGTGAATCTCAACGCATGAAAGCCAAGCGTAAATCCTTCAAGGCTAGACACGCGAAAAATATTAAGAAGGGCAAGATGTCTGCGGCGTACTGGGCTGACAAAGTCAAGTGGTAGTGAAAGAACTTAGATTATTATTTTTTATACTATTGGCTTTTGGATTTGTAGCTGTTACTACAGATTCAAGAGCTGAAACCAATACCGTATCCTCAACCGTAACTGGAACTACAACAGTTGATAAAACTCCAAGCACTGCTTCAGCGCCATCTGTGATCGTAAATAATCAAGATGTTTGTACCACGGGTTCGTCGGCTGCTGTGCAAACACAAATACTTGGAATCGCAGGAGCAACTGTCAACACAGATGAGAACTGTGAAAGATTAAAATTATCTCGTGCTTTATATGGTATGGGAATGAAAGTGGCAGCAGTATCTGTACTGTGTCAAGATGAAAGAGTTTTTACTGCTATGGAAATGGCAGGAACCCCATGTCCATATTTTGGAACTATAGGTGAAGTAGCACAAGCAGGATGGGATTCACATCCACAACACAAACCAGGATACAAGGAGCCTATAAACTATGAGAAATATATTGTGGGTAGTCTGTTGGCTATCATTACTGGTTTCGCAATCTTCTAAGGCATACGAACAGCAATATAATGTTGGAGACACTGGTCCTAATGGAGGAGTTGTTACAAGCGTTACCTTGGAATCTATCCTTTCAGATAGTTCTACTGAGCTGGTAGGCGATTTTCTAGAGACTACAGATACTTACATTTACACAGAAACTATTGTTGAAGAAGTTGAAAATACAACTTACGAAACAGTTCAATCTACTCAAGAAGTTACAACCAACAATCTTTTAACTAATTCTTTTACAGACACAAACATAAACGTGGTAGGAAACAACTACGGAATGACAGGCGCGGAAATTACCACAGGTAATCAAAGCCAAGGCGGTGGTTCTAGAGTTTATGATATTGATGTTTCAGATTATGAAAACATCCAAGAAATAGATTATGGTTCTACTGTGTATTCTCATAATTCTAATACCAGTGTTCCTTTATGTGCGAATACAACAGGAGATTGTAAAGATCAGTTTAAAATAACTGTACGTTTATATGATAGTGGAGTATTAACTAAACAATATACCCACAACTATTCTGGTATTGATTGGGCAGGTAGCCGCGATTATTCATACAATCAAGACGTTTCTAATTTAAGTTTTAATACAGCAGAGCTAGAGCTTTACGGTATTGATGCTGGATACACAAGCGGTTATTATGGACCAGGATTTAGTGATATGTTTTTCATAGCAACTTATAATCAAATAGCTACAATTGTTAATACTATTATCAATACAATAGAACAAACTACAATAAAGCAAACGACAGAATATGTTTATAGTTCAGAATATTTACCACCTGTAGAAGTTGTTTATGAACCAATGCCTATAGATATATCTTTTGACATGGAGTTTCAAGACCCTGAAGGGGGCACGGTAGAGTTTGATTTTGTTGTAGTGGAAGATGATTCAGGTGGTTTTGATTTAGAAATAACTACCTTTGAAGACGAAATGCAAACAGACTTTGAAACAATGGACATTGATGTCCCAATGGATATGGAGGAAATGGCAGATGAGATTGACATCGAAATGGATATTACAGAAGAAGAACCCGATAGCGAAACTGCTGGAGAATCCGCTGTGGAGGCAGAGGAAGAAGGAGAACAAGAAAGTGCACAACCGTCAGAAACTAAAGAAAGAGTTGCACAAAAGATCATGGCACGAGTTGTAGAACAAGGCAACCAAACTGTATTAAATAATGTTAAGCTGGCTGTCATGGCACAGCTAGCGGACACAGAAGCCTTTGAGCAATATCAAGCTAAACAAATACAAGATAATAATTTTGAAGTATTTATGCGGGAACCCCTTGAAGATCCATACGCAATAATGTATGATATGGGCAACGATTATTTAATGGATCAAATGGTGAATCAACAGTGGCAGAACTAGAATTTGCAGGTGTAAAGTTTAAAGGCGGAAAGATTGTTATAATCTTAACTGCCCTATCTACATTAGCAGGTGGACTATGGGGTGGCTTTGAGTTTTATAAAGACTACCTTGATATGAAAACAAAGATTCAAGAATACACTGCTCCTGATTTAACTTATCTAGAAAAAGAAATAGCTGTAATAAAATCAGAATTAGATTCTGTGCTAGCAGAAATAACTATTGTAGCAGACGTAGCAAAAGATTTAAAGAACGACATGAAAGCAGATTTGCGTAGTATGAATGGAGACATCCGACACATTACAGAAATAGTAAATGATGTAGAGGATAGGCAGAAAGAAGATACACGCGAAATATTTGATGAGCTAAAAATAATTGAAGAACAATTAAATCTAGAAATAAATAAAGCATTAAATAATCCACTGTCAGCCTTGACAAATAAATAATACTTCCTATATAATACACATAGCCGCCGTAAGGGGCTAGTAAACTTCGCTTGCAAAGGAGGTATATTATGACAAGCCTAGAACAATACAATCCATTTTGGATAGGATTTGATGATCTATTCAACAGAATGAACTCATTCGAGTACACATCATTCCCACCATATAACATTAAAAAAGTAGACTCTGAAAACTATGAGATCGAAATGGCTGTTGCTGGTTTTACCAAAGACGATGTGAAAGTTAAGTATGCAGAAAATACTTTAACCATCACAGGTAAAAAGAAAGATAAGCAAGAGTCCAAGCAAATGCTACACAAGGGCATATCAGAAAAGAACTTTAGTAAACAGTTCCAACTAGCTGATGACTTTGTGGTTGAAGATGCAGGGTTGCAAGATGGACTACTTTGTGTTAAACTTAAAAAGATAATTCCTGAAGAGAAGAAGGAAAAGATTATAGACATTAAGTAATCTCACTTTCGGGGGTATCTTTCCAGGTGCCCCCCACTTTCAGGTCACAGGAGAACCAATGTTAGATCAAGTTAAGAATTACAAAGAACGTATGCAAAAAGTTTTGGCAGAAGCAATTGCTGCCAATAATCAGCAACTCCTTAGCGGTACTGCTGATGACTATGCTGCCTATAGATTTTTAGTAGGCATAGGTCAGACATTAAACGACATGTCTGATAGACTAGAAACCGAGTACAAGAAATTGTACAAAGACATTGCAGGAGGTAATGATGAGTAAACTACCAAAGCCACAAGGTTACAGGATGTTACTTAAACCATGGGAACCACCAGCCGCAACAGCGGGAGGAATCCTATTATCTGATCAATCCAGAGAGCTCGCAAAATTTGCTTGCGTTGTATCTCAAGTAGTGGATATGGGTCCAGAATGTTATAAGAACATGGACAAATCAGAAACAACATGGTGTAAAGTGGGCGACTATGTACTCACTGGTAAGTACGTTGGACTAAAGTTCAAGTATGAAAACGAAGACTATTCGATCATTAATGATGATGAAGTAGTCGCAATCGTACCAGAACCAGATAAAATAAAACATAGATAAGCCCTTGCAATATAGCCACAAAATGTGGTATTATATTGTTCACAGCGTGAAACGCAGTTCGCAACTGACGGAGGTATAAATGATAGAAGACCCAAAACAAGAAGAACTTAATCAAGAGGAAGAACTTGAGATTGAGATCGATGAAGGTGGGCAAGAACAAAGCCAACCTGAAGAGCAGCCAGCTCCAGAACCAGAAACTCCCGAAACAGATGATACTGAAGATGATGAACCCGTAGAGGAAGAAGCATCAGCAGAACCAGAAACTGAAGAGGAAGAATCTGATGACAAAAGCAAATATGGCAAAAGAGCTGAGAAGCGAATCAAACGCCTAGTCAAGCAACGTAAAGAGCTTGAGGAAAGATTAAAAGCGTTAGAAGATGAGAAACAAAAGTTTCAATCTGAACGTGAAGAACTTCTAGGTAGATCCGCAGAGTCAGAACTAGCTGCAGTGAAGCAGTATGGTGATAGACTCAAGGCTCAAGAGAGAGAAGTATTGTCAACTCTTAAAGCTGCTAAAGAATCGGGCGACTTTGAAAAAGAGATTGAAGCTACTGATAAGCTAGCATCAATTAAAGCAGAGTCCTTGATTGTAAAGCAATATGAAGAGAAGGCAAAGTCAACTTCTACTAGAAAAGTTTCTGCTGAAGAAACTGCCAAGCCAGAAAAACAAGCACCTCTACCTGATAGAAGAGCTGTTCAATGGCAAAAAAGAAACTCATGGTTTGGAGGGCAAAACCAATCTGAAAAGATTATGACCCAAGCCGCCATGGTAATACATAAGGAGTTAATAGATGAAGGTGTATATCCTGACGCTGATCCTGATGAGTACTATAGTGAACTTGATGCTCGCATCCGTTCTGAGTTTCCTGAAAAATTCAAGGCAGCGAACACAGCGAAAAAAGTACAAGTAGTAGCGGGTGGAACGCGCACTTCCCCCAGTGGCAAGCAAAAGGTCACATTGACTAAATCAGAAGTAGAGACTGCTAATAAGTTAGGAGTATCTTTACAAGAATATGCGCGACAAAAAATGCGCCGAGATGGAACGGCGGGATAAGGAGTAGATGAATGACACAGGCTACTAAGACAACTCGAACAACGCGAGCTTCGGGTACTCGCAAAAAGACGTGGACTCCACCGAGCAAATTGGAAACTCCAAAGGCTCCAGATGGTGTACACTATAGATGGGTTCGACATGAACTATTGGGTGATGATCACGCAGGTAATGTCCATGAAAGAACTCGTCAAGGATACGAGCCAGTTAGACCAGAAGAACTTGGCGGCGACTGGCAAGCGGATGTTTTAGACACAGGTAAACATGCGGGTATAGTTAGATCAGGTGATTTGATTTTGATGAAGGTCGATCAAGAAATTGCAGACCAAAGAAATGAATACTTTGCTAACAAAACCAAAGCTGCAGAGGGAGCGGTCAACTCTGAGTTGCAGAAAAACAATAGCGCTGTTGCACCTATAAGCCAAGACGAACAGTCTTCCGTCTCAGTAGGCGGAGGAAGAAACGCAAAGTTTGAGGACTAATCGTTTGGTTACCTCTGCTTTGCATAACAATAACAACGGAGGTAAAACATGGCATATGGTTTAAAGCCAGTTAAGCACGCTAAAGGTGGTATCGTAAGAACCAATAACTTTAGTGGTGTCAACGGTTACAGAATCGCTGCTACTGCTCCTAGTGCATTCTTCGAAGGCGATCTCGTGACTTTCTCATCAGGTAACATTGTTACTGATATGGGAGCAGCTTCACCAGGTGCAGTCGTAGGTGTATTCTGGGGTGCCGAATACGTTGACAATGCTTCAGGAGAAGTAAAATTTGTCAGAAGTATTCCAGCTTCAACTGTAGCTAAAGACAAGTACAAAGTGTACGTATATGATGATCCAGATATCATCTTCAAAATCGAAGCAGACCAAGATACAACAGCTATCGCAGCTGCTGACGTAGGTAAAAACGTACAAATCGTAGCATCACCAACAGGTAGTGCTATCACACATAAATCAGGTCTTGTAGCAGATTCTAGCACAAAGAACACAACTAACACATTCCCACTAACTATCTTAGGTAGTGCAGAGTTAGATGATTCTTTCACATCAGCTGGAACATCTATGGATATTTTGGTGAAAATCAATACTCATCAATTTGGACTAGGCGCTACTGGCGTAACAGGAATATAATAGGAGGATAAATTATGGCTATATCAAGAGCACAAATCCTTAAAGAACTGGAGCCAGGGCTAAACGCGATTTTCGGAACTGAATATAACAGATACGAAAACGAGCACGCCGTCTTGTTCGATGAGGAAACATCCAACAGAGCTTTCGAAGAAGAAGTACTCTTCCCAGGCTTTGGTAATGCAGGTGAGAAGTTCGAAGGTGCACCAGTAGCTTACGCTGATTCAGGCGAAGGTTATGTATCTCGATACACTCACAAGACTGTAGCACTAGCATTCTCATTAACTGAGGAAGCTATGGAAGATAACTTATATGATAAGTTGTCAACCAGACTAACTAAAGCTTTAGCAAGAGCAATGGCTTCTGCTAAGCAACTTACAGCAGCTAACGTATATAACAATGCGTTCAGTGGTTCATACACAGGTGGTGACAATCAGCCGTTAATTTCTAACGCACACCCACTTCAGAACGGTAGCACAGGTTCTAACAGACCAGCTACTTACGCTGACTTATCTGAGACATCATTAGAAACAGCATTAATTGATATTGCTGGTCTAACAGATGACAAAGGTGTACCAGCTGCTATTCAAGGTAGAACCTTACACATCCCAAGACAATTAGTATTTGTTGCTGAGAGATTAATGAAATCTCCAAACAGAGTAGCAACTGCTGACAATGACATCAATGCGATCAACTCTATGGGTATGCTTCCTGGTGGATACTTTGTGAACCACAGATTCACAGACACTGATGCATTCTTCATTAGAACTGACGCTCCTAACGGTACAAAGATGTTCAACAGAGCAGCTATGAATACTAAGATGGAAGGTGACTTTGAAACAGGTAATGTACGATACAAAGCCAGAGAAAGATACAGCTTCGGTTGGTCTGACTGGAGAAGTGTCTACGGAAACCAAGGTGCTTAATCACTAATTCGGATTGGGGGTATCCAACTTGCGGTGCCCCCTTCCAAATGGATAAACTAAACAAACCCTAGACTGCACAAAAGCAGACTATATAAAAAAGGAGTATAGACTATGGGAACAACAACTTTTTCAGGACCAGTGGTATCAACCAATGGTTTTCAATCTACATCAATTGCATTTGATGATCTGCCAACAGCTTCAGAAAGCACAGGCAGAATTATCTTTGTTAATGACGCATTGAAAGCATCTGAGACAGCAGGTAATGGTACAGGAAACTTAGTATTTTCTGACGGTTCAAACTGGATCAGAGTAGATACTGGCGCAACTGCTGGTAAATAATTTAACGGGGGAGGTAACTCCCCCACAACAAGGAGTTTATAAATGGTAAGATCAGACTTAAGACCCGTAACAAGAACAGGCGATGGTCGCATGACTTATACAGATGGTGGTACAGACTACGTAGGAAGAACAAGACTACAGGGTATGATTATTGCCAATGATAATGTAGGTGCGGGTAGCGTGGTTTTCTATGACAATACATCTGCAACAGGTACAGCTCTATTAACTATTGACGTACCTCAAGGTGATGTAATGAATATAGGATTACCAGATGCTGGTGTTCTTTTTAAGACAGGCATTTACGTAGATTTAACAAACATCTCAAGAGTAACTTTATTCGTTCAGTAAGGGGGGCACGTGGCAACTTCTGGCACATACACGTTCAGCCTTGACATAGCTGAAATAATACAAGAGGCGCACGAGCGCGTCGGATTAGAACTTAAGTCGGGTTACGACTTAGTAACAGCTAGACGTTCCCTCAACTTACTTTTAACTAAATGGGTCAATGAAGGTGTGAATCTATTCACTCTTGACCTAACAACAATTAACCTCACAAAAGATCAGACAACCGCGACTATTGGTTCAGGTCAATACTTGGACATCTTAGATGCGGCAGTGCGTGATACAAACACATCACCTGTTACTGATACAACATGTGAGAGAATCAGTTTATCTGAATATTTAAACTACCCAAACAAATCGACAAGCGGCAAACCTGTGCAATATGCAGTTGAGCGTAACAGCCAATTTGATTCATCAGGTGCAGGCTCGCATACGATTCATTTATTTCCTCGACCAAATCAAACTTACTATCAGTTATTATGTTGGACAATCAGATATCCACAAGATGTAACTGATACATACACTCAGAACCCAGACATACCTAGAAGATATTTACCTGCGTTAATCAGTGGCTTAGCTTTTGAATTAGCTAACAAGAATCCTGATAAAGTAGATGCAGCTAGACGCGGTGAATTAAAATCTATTTATTTGGAAGAGTGGCAGTTTGCAAAAGAAGAGGATAGAGAAAGAGCAAGTTTTTATATTCAACCTAAGATTCGCGGGTACTAAGAGCGATGGCTAAAAGAGCTTCAGGTAAATATGCATATCTGATAGACGATCGTTCAGGCAGGAAGATACGCTACAAAGATGCGCGAACAGAGTGGAATGGGCTTCGAGTTTACAAAAAAGATTGGGAGCCCAAACACCCGCAACTCACACCACCGAAGCTCGGACCCGAAGCAACTTCATTAGATAATCCTAGACCCGATGTTGACAGTGTACCTGTTACAGTACGTTTAGGTTCTTTATATGGTAAAGGAACACCTGGCAGTGCTGCTTTTATTGGTGCATTACATATAGGTGGTCAAGAAGATTCACAAGGACTACAAGCTAATACAGCGATTGGTTCTCCACAAATTAAATTAGCGGAAGATGTAGCAGGTCTTCCTTTAACTTCAGCGCTAGGTTCATTAACATTTAGTGCACAAGAAAATATTGAAGGTGTAGCCGCAACTACAACTATAGGTTCTGTTAATGTTACAGGTCAAGAAGACGTAGAAGGGCTAGCCTTAACAACTGCAGTTGGTACACTTGAACTAGCAACAGGTACTACAATGGTGGGTGTTGAATCATCTACTGCTGTAGGATCAGCGAACTTAAGCGCTCAAGAAAACATTGTAGGCGTATCTGCTTCAACTGATATTGGTTCAGTAACATTACAAAGCACTGAAGAAACTGAAGGATTAGCGGCAACTTCAAGTGTAGGTAGCTTATCATTCAGCGCTCAAGAGAATATTGAGGGCGTGGCGGCTTCAACTAACTTAGGTAGCGTCACTGCAGTAGTTCAAGTTGATTTAGCAGGACTATCTGTAGCAACAGCAATTGGATCATTCGACTTCTCTGCACAAGAAAATATAGTCGGTCAGTCCTTATCTTCTAACTTAGGTAGCGTAATTATTAGTGCCGCAGAAGATACAGCAGGGTTGCAAATGACTGCAAGTAATGGTACAATATCAATTACTATTAATAATACTGGATGGGGTCAAGATTCTTGGGGTTCATTCACTTGGGGCGAATAATATAAATGGGTTTAACATACGATCAACTTAAACAAAATGTACAAGATTGGCTAGAAAATTCAGCCACTTCGTTCACTACAGCAACAGGTAGCGGCAAAGCTCCCATTGATTTATGTATTGAACTAGCTGAATTGCGTATAGCAAAAGAGGTAGATTTAACTGCCTTTAGAAAAATTTCAACACTATCTTTATCAGGGGGCACCTCAACGGTGGCTGTGCCTTCCGACATGGTAGTGCCGCGATATTTAAGGATTCAGAACGGGGATTTCCTACTGGAGAAAGATGAATCATTCATCAAAGAGTACAGCAAAAATCCTTCGACTGATACAGGCACGGTTAGATACTATGCCTTAAATCAAACTGGAACGACTTATACAAGTGGAAACCGTCAAACTAATTTTCTGTTTGGACCAACTCCAGCCCTTGCAACAACAGTCGAAATAGGGTATACTATTAGAGTTCCAGGGTTATCATCAGGTAATCAAAACACTTATCTAGGTGATAATGCCCCAGACGCTATACTATACGGCACATTGATCGAAGCTATAGGATACATGAAAGAGACACCTCAAGTAATAGAACTATGGCAGGGATATTACAATCGTGCTATTCAAACATTAGCGAATGAGGAACAAGTAAGAATGCGAAATGATGAATTTCGTAATGGTGAACTAAAAACAATGCAGAGAGGACAATAAAGCATGGCTATTACATCAGCAATATGTAACAGCTTTAAACAAGAGATTCTTGTCGGTACACACGACTTTACAGCAAGTACAGGTGATACTTTTAAGATTGCTCTAATTAAAGCTCAAGCTTCCCAAGTGGGAACATACAATGCTTCGACCACAAATTATTCTGATGTTACAGGTAACAGTGACGAATTAGCAAGTGGTAGTGGATACACTACAGGCGGAAACACACTAACAAGTGTAACCCCAACTCTTGACAGTTCAACAGCTGTCTGTGACTTCGCGGATACTTCTTGGTCAAGCGCTACATTTACTACTAGAGGTTGTATTATTTACAACACATCCGATTCAAACAAAGCAGTTTGTGTAATTGATTTTGGTGCAGACTATTCTGTATCTGGTGGTACTTTTACAGTAAGTTTCCCAACAGCTGACGCAAGTAACGCAATCATAAGGATTAGTTAAGTATGGCTTCAACCTGGAGTACTGGCGGATTAAACCTCCGCTTGATGACCACTGGTGAAAACGATAACACCTGGGGTGATCAAACAAATGATAACTTAAAACGTCTTGAGAACAAGATAACAGGTTATGCTGCTGTCACACTTTCAGGTACAACACATACTTTAACATTTACAGATAACCCCACTTCTTACGCAGATGAAGACGGAAGAAATTTTGTCCTCAATTTCGGCGGTTCACCAGGGGGTACCTGTACAGTCACAATCCCAGCGCGCGAAACCGTTTATCTGGTTTTAAACAACACCGCGGATTCCAACGATATAACTCTAACCACAGGCAGTGGTACAACATTTACAGTCCCTTCAGGTAAAGATGCTTTTGTTTATTCTGATGGTACGAATGTCTACAACGGTTTAGCTGATGTAGTTACTACAACTTTAGATACAGGAGCAATCACTACTACAGGTATTACATCTACTGGTAATATTAATCTTGGTGATAATGACAAAGCACAGTTTGGTGCATCTCAAGACTTACAGATTTACCATGATGCAACAGCGGGTAATTCTTATATTAAAGATAATGGAACTGGATATTTAATATTACAGGCTTCAACAAACTTACAGTTAAGAGGTGTTAATAACGAAGTATTTTTAAATGCGGGTGAAAATGGCTCTGTAGATTTATACTATGACAACGTAAAGAAATTAGAAACTACATCTACTGGTGCTGATGTAAGAACAACAACCTCTGGTGCAGAGTCAAAGTTAAGAGTTTCTTCAAACAATGCCACAGGAGATAATGATGCAACAGTAGTTATCTCTAATAGTGGTAGTGGTGATGCTATGTTGAGATTTGATTACGAAGAATCAAATACGGATAGAGCAAGAATTGGTGTTACAAGTTCTAGTCAAGCATTAAAGTTTTATACTGGTGGAAATAACCAAAGAATGGTTATTGATAACACTGGTGTTGATGTTACAGGAACAGTAACTGCTGACGGAATATCTTTAGGAGATAACGAAACTATCAATGTTGGTGCTTCTAATGACCTACAAATTTACCATGATGGTGCTGCTAGTTTTATTAAAGATAGTGGTGCGGGTAGCTTAACTCTTTTAGGTGGAAACTTTAGAGTAAACAATGTTGCAAATACTCAGCAAATGATTGCTGCTAATGATGGTGGTGCAGCAGAACTTTATTATGGAGGTTCTAAAAAATTAGAAACCACATCAAGTGGTGCAACTGTTACAGGAACTTTAACAGGAACTCAACTAGCAGTATCAGGTGCGGCAACTTTTAGAAATAATACAGGAGATTATGGTTCTATAGAAATTACAGGTGGTGCAACTAACAGTTTTACAGGATATTCTATAGAGGGGCAAATTGCTTTTATGCAAAATGGATCTATTGGAGGCATTTATAATGATATAAATAATCAATGGATTTTGAAAAGTACTTATAATGGTGCTACAACTATTCAACACGCAGGATCTGATAAACTAGCTACCACATCTTCTGGTGTGGATGTCACTGGTCAAGTATTAGCTGATAAGGCATATATTGCTGAAGCAACTTTAACTGACGGAGCAACAATCTCTTGGAATATGTCCACACAATCAGTAGCAAAAGTGACATTAGGTGGTAATAGAACATTATCAGCACCAACGAATGGCAGCACAGGTCAATTCTGTTCTATAAACGTAATTCAAGATGGAACAGGAAGTAGAACCTTAACATGGAACGCAGTTTTTGAATTTAAAGATGACACTGCACCCACATTGACCACAACTGCAAGTAAAGGTGATTTATTCGTATTTAGATATAATGGAAGTAAATGGTTAGAGGTAGGGAGAAATCTCAATATATCACAATCATAAGGAGATAACATGTACGCATTAGTAGAAAATAATCAAATTACAAAATACCTAAATGGCAACAAAGGTATAACCATTGGCGAAAATCAATATTCTAAATCTATCTTTAGATTATGGACCGAAGAAGAGCGTAATGCGATCGGTATTTATTCTGTTCAGATAGACAGTACAAATAAGAAAAACGAAGAGTATTACATCAATACAGATATTACTTACGCATATGCAGATGGCACTGTTACAGGAAGTTACGGCACACCTACCGCGAAAAATTTAGGCGATACGCTATACACTGCTCAAGATGAAACTGATGGTTTAATTCCTGAAGGTAAGTCTGTAGGAGATGTTGCGGCGGAGGGTTTAAAGACACAACATAAAAGAGTTATCAAACAACAAGCTGCAGGCTTATTAGCTCCAACAGATTGGTATGTAGTCAAAGCATCAGAAGTTGCAGACTATACTGTACCTGCAGATATAACAACATTCCGCGCAGCCGTTCGAACAAAGTCCAATGAAATGGAAACAATGATTGATAGTGTTGCGGATGTCGATGCTTTAGCGGCATTATACGAAAACACAAATACTGGAACAGAAGAGAATCCTAGTTACTCAAGACCACTAGGACAGTTCCCTGAATCACCAGTATAGAAAGGACAGTCATGTTTAAAATAGGAGACAAAGAATATGATGCAGAAAAATTAAGTGATAAAGGAAAAGTATTTCTTAATCAAGTTGTTTCTGCGCAGAATAAAAAGAACAGTTTAATTATGGAAGTGGATCAATGTAATGTTTTAATTGAGCACTATATGGCTTTGTTAAAAACAGAAGTTAACCACGAAGAAGAAAAATAATGAAAATAGACCTCAAGTTAATAGCGCCTTATATCGTGATGGCATTTGGTATTGCAGTATCTTGGGGTATGTTTTCAGCTCGATTAGATGCGGTGGAACAAAAGGTTGATGCCGTATCACAGATGCAACAGGACGTTGCCATTATCAAAGAGAAGATAATGTGGATGGAGAATTATTTAATATCAATACCTAAGCGGTAGGGAAGGGGGCACGGGCAAAATGCCATTCGTACAATTAACAGCGCCTCCAGGGGTTATCACAGACATCACAGACTACCAAGCGCAAATGCGTTACACAAACGCAGACAAGGTGCGCTTCTTCCAAGGTTATGCTGAGAAGATTGGTGGCTGGACAAAACGATTCTCTTCATCACAGATAAGCGGTGTATCGCGAAACATCTTTCCACACAGAGATTTAAATGGTACCAAGTATATTCTTTATGGAACATCTACGCATGTCTATGCTGAGTATGGTGGTACCATGTATGACATCACTCCGTATCGAACTGATACACGGTCACTAACTAATCCTTACACAACAGGTGCGGCAGGTACAAGCACAGTTACAGTCACTGACGTATCCCATGGTTTAGCTAATACTCAACCAGGTTCACGTGTCGTGATAGATACAGCAGTAACCTTAGATGGTATTACAATTGCGGCAGGTGAATACATTGCAACTTTCATTGATACTAATTCTTATACTATCACAGGTTCAGGCACAGCAACCACAGGCGGTGTAACGGGCGGCGGATCGGTTGACTTACGTTATCTTGTAAACAATGGTCCTTCTGACGGTTTAACAGGTTATGGTTTTGGCGCAGGTCTTTGGGGAACTGCTTCATGGGGTACAGCAAGAAGTACTTCAGGTATTGTATTATCACCAAGAGTTTGGTCAATGGATGCTTGGGGCGAAGACATTGTAGCGTCAATAGGTGGCGGTGAAGATACTATTTATTATTTTGACATCAGTGCTTTTGTGGCTTCCCCTTCTACATTCCGAGGAACTACTTTAGCTTATTACGTTACTAATACTTTAAGTGGTGATGCTTCTCAAATACCTGATAAAGTCGGACAAGTCATGGTATCAACACCAGACAGACACTTAATTTGTTTTGGTGCTAATCCTGTAGGATCATCAGATTATGATCGTTTGACTGTGCGTTTTTCAAATCAAGAAGATTTACAAACATGGACACCTCAGCTGATTAATACAGCTGGTGAACAAAGACTAGGTACAGGTACAAACATTGAAGCGGTAGAAAAAGGTCGTGGTCAAATATTCTTATGGACAGATGTGGATGTCTATTCAATGCAGTTTATCGGTCCACCATTTACATTCTCATTCTCAGTGTTGGGAGAAATATCTGGTACCATATCCAAGAACGCGGCAACCACTATTGAGGGTGCGGCATTCTGGATGGGTGTGGATAACTTCTATATGTATGATGGTGCGGTGCGAACTCTTGAGTGCCCCGTCTTGACTCACGTGTTTGATGACTTTAACCAAGTACAAAGAGAGAAAGTTTTCTGTGGACAGAATATTAAGTTCAATGAACTATGGTGGTTCTATCCATCAGCAGATGCAACCGAGATTGATAGTTATGTTATCTATAATTATATTGACAAGACTTGGTCTATTGGAACTTTAGATAGAACTGCTTGGGCAGATTCTAATATCTTTAGTAACCCACTAGCTGTTGATCCGACAGGACTTCAATACAATCAAGAAGATGGAGTCAACGCGGCAGGTAGTGCAATCACTGCTTTTGTGGAAACTGGTTTCTTTAATGGTGATCCAAATGGGGACAATGTCTATTTCTTAGATCGTGTAATTCCCGATGTTACATTTAAAAATGGAACAGCAATGAAGTTTACTTTGAAGAGTAAGATATATCCGCAGAGTGAACAAATAACTAAAGGACCTTTCACCATTAATTCGACAGATGGTGAATTTAATTTTCGCGCTCGAGGTAGATCGTTTCAAGCGAGATATGAATCTGATGCGACAGATGTATCATGGAGATTAGGTACATGGCGCGCGGATGGTAGACAGGATGGATTAAGGTAATGGCATTATACAGCAGACCATCATATCCCGAACCTTCATACAAAGAACGTATGGAAGGTAAAATTGACGTAAGAACATATGACGCCTTGATACAGGTTTTAAAACTAAGGGATTATTCAGAAGAGAATCCACCAGTGAAGATAGCAGACCAAACAGAGATTAGAGCAATGGCTTGGTTTTTAGGAGATCATGTTTAATGTCAACATTATATAAATCGACAGGTTTTAATTTAACAACAACTGCTATAACAAATGTTTACACTTGCCCAGCAGAAACAGAAACTATTATTAAGAATGTCCAGACACACAACTATGGTGGTAATAATGTGGTGTTTGAAATATATATCAGTAAGAACGGGACTGACTATGATATAGCACACCATACAATGACTGCAAAAGATTCGATCAATGCCGTGGATGGTGTATTGGTTTTAGAAGAAGGTGATATATTGAAAATGCAAGCAGCCACGGCTAACGCGATTAGCGGTTTGATTTCATATTTGGAGGTTAGAAGTGATACGAAAAACCCGATATAATTTCGCCGTGCCCCCCTTGTATTCGGGGCATAAAAAGGTTATAATATTATGATGCAACAGTACGCAGGTCCCCTCAACCCAGGTGATATGGCTATCCGTGCGAATGAACTTTCGCCAGGAATCTCTGCGCTTTTAATGAAGCAGATGCGTAACAATGCGGGCAGTGGCATCTATCAACTACCTGTAGCCAAACAACCAAACCCAGATTTTTATAATTCAGCATTAGATAATGTACAGAATAATATTAGAACAGCGGCACGTACTGTTAATGCGATGGCGCCTGAAGGTGAGCGACTTGCTTTTGTTAATCCTCAAGAAGAAGGTATTTTAAAACTATTAGGCGGCGCAGGAGAACCTGAGCCTGTGACTGGTATTCCTTCTTACTTCAGAGCTTCACAATTTTCAGGACCATCATCACCAGGTACATCCAGTTCTGGTGGTATGAGAAGTAGTGGTGCCTCAAGCCAAGGATCAGCTTTCGGCGGCGGAGCATTCAGAGGCGGAGGCGGTGGTGGAAACAATAGAAACAATCAAGCTGAACGTGATCAAATTCTTAGAGATATTGATAAAGCGATGGAACAAAAAGAAGCCCAAGAAAAAGCAAAAGCTGCTTATGTCATGACAGGTCCAGCTAACACACAGTTTACACAAGATGCAAAAGGATTAGCTGCAGCTATTACAGAAGCTACAGGTCCAGCATATGCTGATCAAGCAAAAGGAGCAATTACTTCTTTTATCGGAGCGGGGGGAGTAGGTGCTGATGGTATGTATGATCCAATGGTAGCTGCCAAAAATTTAATCGCTAAGGCAAAAGAACTACCAGAAGGTGACGCTAAAAAAGCTTATAAAGATATGGCAGATGCCCTTAAATATAGTTTAGGTTCTTTTGACTATGGTGGTAAAACTTTGTTTGGTATGGGTGATGGTTATTATTTAGGTGATGATACTAAAAATATTCTACGTGCAGCAAAGACTTATGGTCAACTTCCTAGAGATAAAACATTCTTAGAGAAAGCGGGAGATGTTATTTCTGGTGTTGGTATTACAGGCTTGCTAAGCAAATTATTCGGCGGTGGTAAAAAATTAGAAGATATGACTCTTGAAGAATTAAAAGATTTTTATGATAAACAAGATGCAATGAGAGCTGCTGAAGAAATGCGCAGACGTGATCGCGGTGGAGACAGTGGAAGAGCCCAAGCACCTGCTGTAATACCTGAAGAAGAAGAGGAAGAAGAGGAAGAGGATATTCTAGATTTCTTTGATTATTACAGAAGATTTAAACAACCCATGTCTTATGAAGATATTATTAAAAGAGCATACGAAGGAAGCTCAGGTCCTTTATTAGAATCATTTCAAGAAGCTATAGATAGAGAGCAAGAATAATGGCAATATTAGATTTTTTATTTGGAAGTAAACAAGCACAACAAGAATCTACTTCGCAAGTTAAGTTACCAGAATATTTAGAAAAAGCTACAGAATCATTAGTAGCAACTGCAGGTGATGTAGCAAAAGAAGGATACATTCCTTACACAGGTCCAAGGCTTGCAGGGCTATCTGCAATGGAACAACAAGCTATTCAACAAGCCCAAGCAGACAGAGGTGTGGGCGGTCTCAGGGGGACACAGGCATTCACTGCAGCGACAGCCGCGGGCGCACCACTGACAGGCGCGGAAATCTCCAGCTTCATGGACCCGTACATCTCGAATGTGGCGGATGTTGCGGCGCGAGAACTCACTCGTCGTTCTGATATTCAAGCACAACAGCAAAGAGCACAGGCGGCACAAGCAGGCGCATTCGGTGGTTCACGTCAAGCTATCTTAGAAGCAGAGCGTCAAAGAAATTTACAACAAGGTATTGGTGACATCTATACACAAGCACAATCACAAGCATATCAAACAGCGTTAAATGCGGCACAGCAACAAAGAAAACAACAGCTAGCTTCTGCTGTAGGTATGGGACAACAAGCAACAATTGCAGATACATTAGCTCAAGCAGACATCAGACAACAGATGGGTCTTGGTGGTTTACAAAGATCAATGGAACAGCAAGCATTAGACTTGGGTTATCAAACATTCTTAGCAGAAAGAGACTATCCAAAGACACAGCTTGGATTCTATTCAAACATTTTACGTGGTGTGCCTTATGGTTCAACCACAACAACAGTAGGAACACCTCCACCACAGCCAAGTATTTTTTCACAAATAGCAGGCGCAGGTATTGGCGCGCTAGGTGCAGCAGGAAATCTGGGTTTAGGTTGGAATGATATTACGGGGTTTTTTAATAGCTAATGGGTATAAAAATAAATAGCGACGGGTCAATGACTATTACTCTTGATGAGAACAATAATTTACCACAAGAACTTTTAGGCAATCCTAAACTTTTAAAAGAGATAGATGATCTTATGTTTGCACGATCTACTTCAAATCAAAATCCTAACGAACAGATAGAAGATATGTCTGTACCCTATATTAAGCCAAAAGATATTAGTAAAGATGAATTTATAAAAGATATAGATAAAGCTTTAGGTCTTGAAGAAATAGATCCTTTAGATAAATTAGGGTTAGGTTCATTAAAAGATAGTAAGTTAATACAACAACTATTATATGGGCTAGATGGTACAAAAGAAGATATGCAGGGCGGTATCATGGGATTAAGTTCTGATATATTAGATGCTATCACTCAAGCAAAATTAAAAGCACAAGCAGAGAAAAATAAAAAAATGTCTGCCCCTGGTAAAGGAAATACTGGAGTAGCTCCCGTAGAAATCGTTGAAGAATTATTACCATTTTTAAAAAATAGCAAATCTACTGATAAGAAAAAACAAACAGACAAAAATAAAGAAGATGAGCCTTTAGACATTACTTTAAAAGTTCCAATGGAAGAAGTAATTACAGATGGTAAAGCCGATGGACCTGATATAAAATTAAAAAAGAAACCTAAACCACCTTCTAAATTAGATATGTTTATGCGAAACCTAATGACTAAAGATGACTTCTTAATGGATCTAGGTTCACGCTTAATGAAAGGTGAAGGGTTATTTCCTGGAGCTATTGAAGCAACTAAGACTCAAAAAGCAGCGGATGCTTCTGAAGCTGCTACTGCTTTACAAACTGAATTAACAAAATCTTTAATCAGAGAAAGAGGCAAGCCTGTTGATGTTATTGAAATTGCTGACATCGAAGCCAGAGCCGTGGCTGATCCTGTAGAAAATCCAAAAGCATATGAAGCAGCTTTACTTAAATCTATTAAAAGACAAACTACTGATACTCCAGGAGCAGCAAACATAGATACGTTAATGATGTTAAGTATGATGTCTCCTGACTCAGATACAAGAGAACTTGCTACTAATCTTTTACAGCAAGAATTAGGTCGTTATAATTTACCAACGGATGGTCAAGGTGGAGGAACCAGCCAACCCATAATAAGTTATCAACAAAAAAAGACCAGTTAACATAACTAAAGAAGCGCAAGCTTTTTGAATGCACGAAAGTGTAAAGGAAAATGGAACTAGACACAAATAATATAGGACCTATACGAACTAGAACTCTT